ATACTACTAAGAAGTCTGTGATACCTCTTCGACCTTGTACTTCTCTAAGGAAAGGCTCTACAATGTTTCTAAAGTTCGCTCTTGTAAATTCATCATTGAATTCAAACAATTGGAATTTAGAAGCCGTAGAGATTGCTTTTTCTAAAACGATAAACAATCTTCTTACGTTTATTCTATCAAATGCAGATGGTGCGCTCAATCCAGTTTTGTCACCAAATAGAACAGTACCTTGTCCTGGGAAAGTTACCACAGGATTAATTCTGTTTCTATATAAATCATCTCTTTGTGTTTTAGTAGGATTGAATGCTAACTTAACAGCTCCTCTGATAGTTCCTCTATTGAAACCAGCAGGTGAGAACCAAGAATCTGCAACTAGGTCAGTTCTTGCTGATAAACCAGCTATGTCACCATTTAATGGTACAAATCTGTAAACATCATTGTATCTGTCGTACATATATTTGTAACCACTATCAAATGTGGCATAAGATGAAGAACGTATTCCACTATAAAAGCTTTGTACGTTACTTGATTGTGTATTTGCATTTGCAATATTAACTACGTCACTTCTTTCAGGTGATACAAAAACGATTGCATCTTTTCTGTTTTCAGCGATTGTAATTAAATTGTCAATATGTGTAGCGTCACACTTACCAGCAATAATTAATCCAACATCAACAGTTTCTGTGTCACTAAACTTCTCGTAAGCAGTTTTTCTTTGACCAGTTGTTGAAGCTGAACCGTTAGCACCAGCTTGTAATGAAGTTTGACTTGGTACAGTTACAGCAGTAAATGTTGTACCTGCAGCAGTAGAACCCCAATTAGTTCCTGATGTATTGTGGTCCATCCAGTAAACGTATGCTGATTTAGCATAAATTACATCTGGATAATAGTTAGTGTCGCCTTGAGCTGATTTTGCATCTGACGCTTTAGATACTTTAGAATAAGTTTCTAAAACTTCTCCTGCACTACCTGTTATTCCACCGTCTTCATCAAACACAACAACGTGCATCTCATCTCCTGAGCCGCTTCTTGCTGTAGTATATGCTGAAGTTCCTGGAGCGCCTGCTACTAAATCAAAGAATCTCCATCTTCTTTTAATGTTTGAGTCATCAACAGGGGCAACATGCAATCCGCCTGTACCCTCGTCAGCTCTAACAAAGCTTAATTGTGTTCCAGAATCTACAGCTGTTACTCTGTATTTTCTGCCATCATAATCAGATCCACTTGCAGTAGTAGAAAATTCTATAATATCTCCTACGTTAAATCCACTAGTTGAATCAGTTATAATTGATTGGTCACCAATTGAGTGTGCAGTTCCGTCAACTTTTGTCTTCGCTGCTTCTTCGTATGCAGTAGCTGAGGGACATATAGAAACAGCTAAATTGTTTCCGTGTGCACCTGCAGTTCTTGCAGCCCACTCACCAACTGATGCAGAACCATCTGCATAGTTGTTTTGGTAATCTGTTGTATTGTTAATTGTAAAACTACTACCTGAAACAGTAGCGTTTGACAATCCTGTATTAGATACTCGTACTACTCGTAGTGCGTTAGAGTATTGTAAAAAGTTGGCAGCACTGAAAAAATCTTCAAAGTTTGAAGAATCAGGTTTACCAAAAGTGCTTACAAGCTCTTGTTCACTAGAAATCGTTATGACTTCATCTAAAGGACCTTGTCTAAACTCTCCTGCAAATGCACCTGTTGAGGTAGATACTGCAGGTATAATTCTTGTAAGGTCTTTTTCCTGTACGAGAACACCTGGTGATACTTGAAATGCCATTAGGTTTTCTCCTTATTTTTATAATTAGCTAATTTTATTATCATTTAATCCAAAAATTCGTATTATTCATACGCCCATATCCAATTCGTTATTACCTTGATTCTATTTATAATATCAAAAATGTTCACCTTTTCGTACTACAGGTCGCCATACATCACCATACTCATCAACAGTTTCTTCTTCGTGTTCATTTATACCATCATCCAAGAAACCAAACGGTGCCATATCTTGTTCTATTATATTAGCTTGTTCTTCGTATAGTTTAGAACGTACATCAGCGTTAGTTAATTCTTTGAAATATACTTGATTTGACAACCATCCAAACACCACTAAACAAGTCATTAAATCGTCATTACAGCCTTCTTCTGCCATCCAAGAATTATGACGCCTAGAAAAAGTTGACATTTCTTCTATAATATTAAAGTCATTTATAATCAATTTATCTGTTTCAATTATTGTTTTTAAATTAGAACAACCAACTTTTTTTACTTGTTTTGTCATTCTTAAACCTAGCTGACTTCCTCTTGCACTAAATCCTTGACCTAACACTTGACCAGCTCTACCTTTTTGTGTTGTCATCAATACGTTTTCGTATTCCAAATCAAAATGTAAAGCGTCAGATATTTGTGCACCAATATCATTGACCTCAACAAGAACGTGAGCTTTATTATATGCTTTACAAGTTTTCTCTATTATACTAGGAAACAATAATGGTTTTATATCGTTGTTTCTATATTTAGCAACTACTCTAAAAGGCATTTGTGTGACATCAAATATTAAGAATGCAGAATAGTCTTTATTTAATCCTCGTGCAACGTCAACAGTACACGCATATATTTTTTTAGGATCAGGTTTTTCAAATACATCTAAACCTTTTTGTGATTGTAAAGGTGCCATATATGGCATAACTTTTATTTTTGCTGGATTTATTAATGTATCAATACTACCCAAAAATTCACACTCAAACTCCTGTGAAAACTGTTCTTCAGATGTATTACGAATTGTCATCTCTTTCCATTTTTCATCTCTACCAGGTATTTCTGACCAATGCACTTGTAATGGTTTGTAATCATTGTTTCCATTTTCAGCATCATGCCATAATTTGTAATACATATTCATACCGTGAGGTGTAGATACAATTATCATTTTTGTTTTTTGACCAGATGATATAGTAGGATATACAGAGCTAAAAAATTGTTCTGCTATTTGTGCTGGTACGAAAGCAAATTCATCTAAAAATATTATATTAAATGAACCACCTCTAATAGCACTTGATGATGTTGCCGCTGCTACAATCTTACTACCATTTTCTAATTCTATGTTACCTTTATTCCAATTTAATACACCTTGTTGTAAAAACTTTGGTATATTTTCATATGCAAGTTGTAATCTACCTAATATATCTCTAGCAGTAGATGATTTATTTGCTAGTATAGCAATGTTTGAGTTTTGATTAAATAGTGCATAGTGTAATAAGTAAGATACAATTGTTGTTGACTTACCTGATTGTCTAGGTAACTTGTAAATAGAAAAACGATTTTCGTGCATATTGTCAATCATTTTTTCTTGGAATTTATACATTGAAAAAGGTATAAGTCCTTCATCCAAAGATACAATCTTTACATAGTTTGTTATAAAATGTAATGGGTCTTTAGAACATTTATCAAATTCTACAATTTGATCCTGAGTAAATTCTACAGGTACATTTGCCTTTTTTAAATTAGGGTTACCTAGATATACGTCATTAGTGCTCATAATTATATATACCACCCAATCATTGTGTATCTATTTTTATTTTTAATTTCTGTTACACTATGCATATGCTTGTTTCCTACAAAAGTCATTAACTTACCTTTTTCAGGTTTTATGGTGGCTATATTATGTATAATAGTTTTACCTCCATCATAATCGTCATTAAGATATAATATGAAAGCAAATTTATCATTATCGTGGTCAGTATGATTTTCCATTTTAGTAGATACTGGCCACTTTACAATTTCTACATTTTCAATCATTTTAGCACCATAAATTTTTAAAAAATCATTTTCTATTTTACTTAATATACTTTTAATTATTATATTATCAGAGTTTTTTACTATTAAAGGGTTTGTTTTATTACTCTCAAATAAAAATGTTTTATCTAAATTATCTTCATAGTGTTGTATTAGATGGTCGCATTCCTCATTAGTAATATAATTTTTTTTAATTATCATCTTGTTTAAAATAATACCAACCTGTTATTATTGTTTTTTCTTTTGTTCTACTAACTTGTCCTTTATGTATGTGTGTCCATTGAGCTGGCCAAATTAAAGTTAAACCTTTTTTAGCAGGAACAGTTATTTTTTGATAATCAAATAAAGTTCCACCATCTTCTACATCATTTAAATAAGTCATAAAAACTAAATGTCTTCCAAATTCTTTTTTCCATCCCTCATTTTCACAATGCCAACCGTGATAACCTTCATTTTTTCTGTATCTTTGTATTTTTGTATTTTCTTTGATATAAAATCTATTCAAATTATATAAATGAGGTTTGTACTTTTCCATATAATTTTCTAAAACATTTTGTAAAGCTTTTGTATAGTTTCCAAATTTTTTATCCATCATCTCATAAGTCAATGCTATTTCTTTTTGATTATTAACTCTGGTATTGATTTCATTAGCATCATTTTTATTTTTATCATAATAATTTATTATATCATCACAGATACTTTCATCTATATACCAACCACCAATAAAACTTTCAAAAGGAAACTTATGTTCTATCATTTATAATAACTCCTTCTATATGAGTATAACCTAATTCAATGGCTGCGTTTACTCTTTGACTTCCTCTCCATACACTATATTGTTTTTCAATATATGGTATACCCATAGCGCCATATCGTGGTGCTTCTGATATAATGTGTTCTTGTACTTCTATAGGATTAATCAGTTCTTCACCTTCTATTAACTCTGGAAGTGGCGCCATAGATTTAATATAAATTAAATCACTTATCGGTATTATCTTCGCCTTTGGGTGTGATGTTTTTGCCTTCAATATTTTCATCTTCTTTTTTTCTATTTAACATCTTTTGTAATTCAGCAGTTGATCCTACAAACAATGCATTTTTAATTTGTGGACTAGCATGTTTAGGTAATTCTTTTAAGTCTTTTAGTTTTTTTTGTAAATCTTGTAATTTATCTACAGTCTGTCCTACTTGACCTATTAGTTGACCAGCAACTTCATAAGCTCTAGGATGTTGACCTTCTTTAGCAATATCTAATATACCTTCAATAGCTTCTTGTCCTCTTTCAATTAAATTGTAATAGTTTTCTCTACTATACTTGTAATCGTTTTCTACATCAGCTTTTTTATCGTCTTCTCTACGAGGAACTGCTGGTTTGAATTCTTGTTTAACCACTTCTTTTTTAGGTTCTTTTTTTTCAATACCTAATATTTCGCTGACTCTATCTTCTAATTTTGACATATTATTATTTAGTAATTACTAATTCCTTTTCTGGTACCCATAAAGCATCTATATCTGTATTTAAAAAAGTTCTATATGCATCATCAAAAGTTTCTACCATTGCTTCGCTTGATGTGTTAAAGCTTGTATTTAACAACATAGGTAAATTTGTTAATCTATTAAATGCAGTTAACAAATCAAACATATGTGGTACAGATTTATTAACAGTTTGTATTCTACTTGTTCCATCAGTATGAGTTATTGCTGGAAATTTTTTTGTATTTTTTATATCAAAAGATAAAGTCATATAAGGAGATGATTTTAAACCATACATTTCAAAATAATCAGTACAATATTCTTGTAATATAGAACAACCAAATGGTCTATACCATTCTCTTTGTTTGACTTTATTTACAATTTCTTTTCCGTTAGGATTACGAGGATCAAACAATATAGAACGATTACCTAAAGCTCTCGGTCCACCTTCTGCTTGACCTGATATAACAGCAACAATTTTTTGATTATCCAATAATCTGGCAATATCAATTGGTCTACATTTTTTTCCATCTATATTATGATTGACTTTATGACCTTGAAATGCTGTTGTTCCTAATGGAAATTTCTTTTTATCTTTTGTTTTATTTCTATAAACAAACATTGCTGCACCTAAACTATTACCACTATCGTCTGCTAGTGGTTCAAAATAAAATTTGACATTAGGTAAATTTTTTACTAAATGACTATTTGTTACAACATTCAATCCATAACCACCTGTAATACATACTTTGTCTATACCAGTTTGTTCTACAGCATTTTTAACTAAATCTAATACTCTTTGTTGAGTTTGTTTTTGTACCTGATAAGCATAATCAGCATACAGAGAATAATTACTTTGTGGAACAATACTAACTTCTTCATTTTCATATTCTTTAAAATAAACTTGTCTTATATCATCATCTTTATAATCAAATAAATCTTTATTAGGTATACCATTTTCAAATAAATTTTTAAACTCTTTGTCTTTTCCCCATCCTGCAAGTCCCATAGTTTTTCCATTTTCTAATCCATGGTCACCTATT